TGTTTTGATTTAGTTTCATAATATTAATGTTCACCTTCTTTGTTTAATTGAAATCATTATAACAGAAATAAAGGGACCTGTCAAGCAGGTCCCCTTAAAATAATTAAGCGGCAGATTTAAGTCCATTACCAGACAAGAAACTATCAAATGAGATATGACTAGCTTTCATATTTAATTTTTTAGTTAATTTAATTAAATCAATACTTTTGGTATTTTTCTTTTTAGAGCTAACTTGATTGTATAGAAAAGCAAATCTTAATGCCATACCCTCTTTAGCAAGACCATGTGGTAAGTTTTCTTTGAATCCTTCAATCAAAGTATTAGCAGTATTAACAGCACTTGTTATGTGTTTCGATATTAGGTTGTCGCCCTCATATTTAAATAAGATAGATAAACCTGCTAGAAAGTTAGCCTCAACTTTACATTCATCTTCGAACTCAACATTAGTGTATTCAGTTGCTTCAACAAACTCCGCTTCACATTTATATTTTTCTATCGTATCTATTATCGCTTTATGACCATGAAGTTTTAAGGCATTCTCTTTTTGAGACCCTAGTGTTTTAACTTTCATGCCAGCTCTTTTCAATGTATCAGAAAAATCTACTGCCCATTTTTCACGAGCAACATAGGCAGCCTTTAGTGCCTGTTCAGCAGTTTGTTTTGACAAATGATAACCCTCATCTGTATAAACTTCTGCTTCTATTTTTCTCATAGCATTTAATGATAGGCCATCTTCATGTTTATGTAATTCTACAAAAATTGGTAGACCTTTAAGAAATAGATAAACACATCTATGAACACCAGCAACAATAACTATTGTGCCGTCTGGTCTTTGATATGCTATAATTCCTGAAGCGGAAGCATAACTAAATCCGTTTCTTCTTTTTAAATTATTGTAAAGTGTAGTGTAATAAAAATGCTCTACAGCACGATTATATTCGCCGTCAACTCTTATGATATCAAACTGTTCAGGTTTAATTTCATAAAGACCTTTACTTGCTTCACCAATTGTTGCGAAGTTTTGTAAGTGTATTTGTTGTTGTGGTTTGATATGCTGATTAGCAATATCTTGTAGTGTGTATGTACCATTGACATTCCACACCTTATTTGATTGGTGTAATACCATATTATTCTCCTCTGAAAGCACAGTTAGTGTCGGCTTTCAATTTTGTTAATTTATGTAGGACAGTTATGTCGCCTACACTTTTATTTATAAAGAGACCTGCTTGGCAGGTCTCCCTAAAGTAAAGAACAAATAATTACTTGTTCATAACGTACATAGTTACTTCAAAACCGAAACGCATTTCAGTTGCTTGAGGTTTAGTCCACATAGTATTTTTCCTTGTTTATGGTTAATAAAATCATTAATCATAAACCAGTTCGTTGAAGATGTATTGCTACAAGGTTCAACTTGAGATTTATTATTACTTGATGTCAATAGTTCGAGGTTTCTTTTCCTCTGGTACAACTTTTTCTAACTCGACTAAAAGCATTCCGTCTTTTAATTTAGCACCATTCACAACTACATCATCTGCTAACGTAAATGTTCTACTAAATTTTCTTTTCGAAATACCTCTATGAATAGTTTCCTTTTCATTCTTATCATCATTCTCAACTGACTTAATTGTCAATTGGTTAAGAGCAGATTTAACTTCAATATCTTTTTTATTAAAACCAGCAAGAGCCATTTCAATCTGATAATTTAAATCATCTATCTTATTAATGTTGTAAGGTGGGTATGATGTCGGTTGTTTAACCGTGTACTCTAATGTATTATCAAAGCGGTTAAATAGGTCATCAAACCCTACTGAAAATGGTCGTAATTCGTTCCATATATTACTTGGTATAGATAGTCTTGTCATATTTTTTCTCCTTTTATTAAGCAAGTTATCATTATGATACCTCTTAATTGAGCGTATCACAATTATTTATATAAGTTAATTAGTATACTTATAAAAAAATGCCGTTTTTCTATCTCGGGAAAAACGGCAAAACCCAAATCGGTGTCTTTGCGGAAGACACTCTACCTCTAATGTCAGGACTTACGAACTGCCTAACATTACTATTTATACGATAAAATACTCTTACTGATTACTGTAAGCGAATTTTTGTTTACCGTATACAGCTTTGATACCAGAAGCAACGATTTCAGATACCGAAGTATTAACAGAAGCAAATGAATTACTTCCAAATACTTTGTTTACACCAGCAGCTATAATAGCTTTAGTAGGTGTACCCAAACGATACGAAGTGCCACCACTTGATGTTTGATTGATATACACCATATGTCCTTCTGTTCTTAGTTGGTCTACCATCGCCCTAGGTGATGTTAAATCAAATTTGTTTCTCATTGTAGTCCAAGCAACTGCTTTTCCTTTTGATAACAAGTTTAATACTTTTTGTTTCTTAGTTAAGGTCTTTCTACCCATAATTAATACAACTCCTTCAAGTTCTTGTTGCCGATTGATTTTACATTAGCTGATATGGGCAACAAATTCATATCAAGTAATTCTTTTAAAACTCTTTTTTTAAATCTTTAAGTTTTTGTTCTTTTTTAAAACGTCTAATTGCCTGTTTCTTTGCTTCTCTTTTTACGGCAGAAGGTTTAGAATAGTGTTGACGTTCTTTCAATTCTCGTATCAAGCCATCATTAAGTAACTTCTTTTTTAAAGTTCTTATAGCCTTCTCGATATTATTTCCTTTAACGTGTACTTCTATTGTCATTTTTTAATTTTCTTTTTCATATTTGTATATTATACACTACTTTTGTAATCTTGTCAAGCAAGTAAAAAAGTGGCACCGACTACAGATGCCACTCGACTACATTATGAGATAGATTTTAATAACTAGGGTTATTATCCTCACTATCATTGGAATCTTCTTCTGTATCTAACACTGGACTATTCCAAGTAGAGACATCTTCTCCGCCATCTACTTTAGAGTATAAGTCCATAAATGATGTTTTAGTATCAACATCAAATCTGTTAGTACACATCTCAATCGCCTTCATCTTATTCTTAAAGATAACAAACGCCTCTACTATGTGAACTAGTCTTCTGGTGGATATTATTTCGTCAACACCACCTTCATAGAAAGTCTTTCTGATAATGTCTGCCCAGGTAACTAGATTACTTGCAAACTTAACATCAGCATCTTTGGTAAGACCTTTCTCTGACATTACATTTAATAAGATTTTACTTTCAATCTTATTTGTAGGATATGCCTGTTCAACAGTAATAGGAAATCTTTCGAGGAATGCCTCGTTAAGAATATTAGTACCGATGAACTTACCGTCATTGGAACCTTGCCCTTTAGTATTGGCAGTAGCAATCACATTGAAACCTGGTGCAGGTTTAACAAACTTATTAATCTTTTTAAGAAACACACCATTGCCTTCTAAGATAGGTTGTAAACACATAATCTTATTAGACGCAAGGTCAATCTCGTCAAGAAGAAGTATTGCACCTCTCTCCATTGCCTCGATTACAGGACCATTCTGCCAAACTGTTTGACCATCTTGCAATCTGTAACCACCGAGTAAATCATCTTCATCGGTTTCAATAGTAATGTTCACACGAATACATTCTCTTTGAGATTGAGCACAAGCCTGAGATACGTTCATTGTCTTACCATTACCAGAGAGACCAGTAACAAAGATAGGATAAAATTGTTTACTAGTAACAATAGATTTAATATCTTTGAAGTAACCCCATGGCACGAACACAGGGTCCGTATCAGGAACAATATTACCAGTTAGACTTGAAACGATAAATGCAGCCTGATTAACTGTCTCATTAACAGGTGCGGTCTCAGTTTTAGGTAATTCTGAAATGATATCTTCTTTAATTTTAGGAGAGATATCACCGTCAATAGGAAGAGCGTAAACTCCTCTTGCAACTTTGAATTGGTCTTGTTTTAACCAACTTGGATTTTTGATATTACCAATCTTGATAAAATCGTTAATTTCACTTCTCGTTAAATCAGTTTTCTTGTAATGTTTATATAACAATTCAACTTGTTTTAACTGTTCATTATTTAATGTAGTCATTTTTCACCTTTGTTTTTTTCATA